TGTAGTCTGTGGTGCTGCTGTAGTCTGTGGTGCTGCTGTAGTCTGTGGTGCTGCGCCCGCCTGTGTAGCACCTTTTGCTGCTCTAGCATTACGCTTTCTAATGGCATTTGGCGTTTGACTTAAAGGTTTCTTTACATTTGCTGTTGAAGCAGGTTGAGCTGCTGCTTGAGGAGTAATGCCAAGTTCTTTTGCACGACGACTAATATAATCTTTTTGTCCTGCTTTATAACCAGATTTAATATCGTCCCAAAAGCCTTCTGTAATGTCATTCATCTTCATCGCGTATTCTCCTAAGCCCTCTGATAAATTTGTTAGGATCTCTGCCTCGTATACTATTAATTAATCGTCGTTCTAAATCAGATGCATCCTCGCCTTCGTATGATTCGTTTATCATACGAATTAGATTAATAGCTGAATTGATGATATGAGTTGCTCTGCTTTCAATCACAAAATTGCGATCATGATTAGGAACAATACTACTAATCTCATCTAAGATACTACGAGTCTGTTTACGCAAAATTAATCCCCAATTTATTTATTGTAAACATTGTTCAACTTGTTGATTTGATACTAGCCAGCATTTGCTTTAATTTGCTGCTGTTAACATCCGCAGATATCTTACCAGTATCTGATTCAGCAGGTCGTAAAGTGTTTGTTGGCTTTAACTGACTCATTGTAAAACTTGGTTTCTTAGTTGTTGCTTGATCTCCGTCTGGAGCATCACGAATACGCAAACTGTCAATGTCAAACTCAAGATCAACTTTCTGACCAACACCGCTACTACTACGAGTTTTCATACACTGAATTTGATATCTGCCATGTTCACGCATTGCTCTACTTGTGAAAATACCAAATAAGTTATCTGCTGTATTGATCTTACTGATACCACCTGAGATATGACTATGATCAAATTCAATTTCTTCAACTGCACTACGATTCAACTGTGCTGCTGTTACAAGTAGAATCTTTAATTCTTTTGCAAGGTTACGAACTTCTTCTGCAACATACTTGTCCTTGACGAATAGATCACTGGGACTAACTTTAGCACTAACTGGCATCAGCAAATCCATATAATCCAGCATCACAAAGTCTACACGCTTGCCAGTTTTAATCTGTAGTTCTTTTAAATAAGCTCGAATATCATTTACATTACTTTGTGCTGGCATATACTTGATTTGAAGTTCGCCAGATTTACGCTTAATCATGTTGAGTTTCATTTCAACATTATCAATATCTTTGAAGATATCCTTCGTAGCAACATTGGTTAACATACTATCAATACGCATACCTGTTAGCTCTTCACTTAATTCCAACGTGATGTAAACGCCATTAAGCCCTTGCAACACCCAATTGACTGCAATGTTCTGCATGAACAAGCTCTTACCACTGCCAGATCCGCCAGCAAAGATATTGAGCTCACCGCGATTAAAGCCGCCGTATAACAGCTTATCCAAACTTAACCAGCCTGTAGATACTTGCCCATTGTTATCCTTAATACGCATTAATCGAGTACGAGGATCCATGAAGTAATCTGTACCCATATCCTTAGTCAGGCTGATCTGTACTGCATCTTTAATTAACTTTTCAACAGGATCATACTCGCCCTTCTCTAGTAAGTCTGCTGCTTTAAGAATTGCTCGCTCTAATTCTTTCTGCTTAGTAAATCCTTCAAACTCCTCAAGGAACCAATTGTAATGTTCTTCGTTCATCCCGGGCACTAACTGGAAATCAGTTCTGCAAACAGCATTAATCTGCTCAATTGTAGGCATTGCATTATGCTTCTCACAATGCTCTTTCACAAATTCTGCTGCTGTTCTAAGACTTCTGTCAAAGTTTTCAACATTATAGATGTTCTGAACACGCACAAAACTCTGAGAGTCTTGCAACATCATTTCAATGAATAACTTCTGAATACCAGTTTCGTATGATTTTGCCATTAGGTCTCCTTATACATTATACACTTATTCTATTAGAAATGTTATTATGTATTATGATAACCACTTTCGGCTCATAAGTTGGATTTTAAGATTACTTGTCTCAACACTATTCAATATACTTTTCATTGTAAATAATTGTCCATATCTATTTGCTGCATCAGCTGCATCTTTGATATCCTTTTCCCAATCAGGAAAGGCAACATTCCATCCATATTCCATAGCTGCTTTTACTAAAGCAGTTCCAGCTTTGTCTCGATCAGGTACAACAATAACTTCACGATTCAAACTATCAACTATCATAGCCTGCGATTCATTACATTCGTTAGTTAGAATTGCAAGACCATCAATGGCAATAGCATCCATTGCTCCTTCAACTAGTAGACAGAACTTAGCATCAGTCTGCTGACGATCATAGTTGAACACAAAGTGAGGAGGATGTTCTGTATAGTATTTGCGTTTAGTTGGTACAATGCTACGACCGCTATATCCCATTGGTTGACCTAACCAAGTAAACGGAATTAATGCACGATTGTACATGGGAGTAGATTTATCATTATGCCATTTAAAATAATCTAACTTATTACCAAATCCACGTAGATCGAGATAGTTTACAATAGTTTCTGCTTGTGTAATATCCTCATTACTGATTCCCGCAGTGATGAACCAATCTAGTAAGTTTTGCCCAGGACATACTTCTTTACATTCAAACTTTGGAAGTTCTTTAATTGCTTCTTTTTTAATATCAATGCTGGTATCAAGTTGGCTAAGAGCAAACAGACTAAGCTTGCGGATAGTATCTTCCGCCATACCTAACCAAGTCATAAGCTTACGCATCTTTAGATTGATGCGGCGACCTGGTTGCCAGTTGGCGGTAAAATGACAGTTAAAACAGTGATAGCTAGTGTTGCCATCTTGTCCTGGCAATAATCCGCCGCGACCTCTTGTATCTTGACTTTGACCATTATGATGACAGCAGGGTGCATTAAAGCTAATCCACCCACTGGATGTGCTTTTTCTTTTGGATGGCAAATGCGCCAAAAGTTCTTGCTGTATTTCAAACATGCTACATTATAGCATGTTTTTATGGACGATAAAGAATTTTATCTAATGAGCCGCTTGTTGTTGTGACTTTAAATCTAACTAACCCAATCTTGCCAATAAAAGTACTAAATTGACATCCAGTAAAATTAGTAAAAGTCTGTGTATCTATATCAAACCAATCATCTGGATATGATGTCATATTAGCACTTAAACTACCTTGTATTACGACAACACCGGTAAACCCAGTTCCATAATATTGAACAGTTTGTAATACTGCACGAGATTTAACTCTGTCTAATACATTAGATACACTACTATATGCTATTCCAGAATCACTATATCCAAATATACTATTTGTAGGATTATTATAAAATGGTCCGATGTTTGGCTGTAGACTAGGTAAGAATTGTGGATACACACTATCTAATACTCTTGCTTGCCCTTGAGCATTGTAATTGTCATCTGCATAGACAATACTCATCTCACCTTCGCCATTTACCAATTTTATACTGTAATTATATGAACCAGCATCAACATCATTCAGATCTTCTTCATCTAACACTACGATAGCAGCACCCTTATCATTTGCAATTGAGCAAAGTCTGGTGAACACTATTTCAGAATTGTTGCCATCTATTAGATTAAAAATGATAGTTGAACTTAATAAGTTCTGTAACTTTTGGTCTTGATTTTTAATCAACAATCTAATCTTATTATCGATGCCTTTGTATATCTGTAAGGGCTTTGCATACACTAGCGTATTCTCCCGATTAGGTGTTGAATCCAAAATAACAAGGTCCATAGTTTGGAGATATAAATATCCTGAGATTGATTGCACTTTAAACCCCGTCTCTTAGAAATATTTATGTCATTAAGTTTGGAACAATTGTTAGAAAATTACCCATTTCTCAGTTTTATAAAATATACNCACAGCGAATATGTTGGTGTTATACAAAATCACGACGGTGATATCGTCAGCATGTATGCGTTCAATAAATTAAAAACTGAAGANCATAAACGAAGATTTCTGGAACAAGCAGATGTATGGTGGTGGGAAAGTAATAGATCTATCCCCATCAACATTTTCCTTAAACATTCTTGGAGCGAGTTTAGATATAGTATGGTCACGCTAAATGTCAAAGACATTAAAGAACAACAAGGTCATGTGGTCAGTTTAGCAGGATTAGCTAATAAAAGAACAAAGCGTCGTGTTGTTCAACTAGTTCGTAAACTCAGTTAATAGATTCATATGTACTGCTACTAATTGGCTATAGCTAATGGCATGAGCCTTCTTGAAGAAATATCCGTCCTCACTCTTATCCCAAACAGTCTGCCCCACTTCCCGCCAAGTTCGTCCTACTAGATGTCTCTTAGCAGGACGAATCACAGCAAGAAACATTGCCATTCTTGCAATGGTGTTTACAGGTTCTGGCATTCGTTGTAGCAGATAATAATGATTATTAATATGAATGATCTGCTCGACAAATTCTCTATGCTGTAACATATCCCACATAGGCTCTTGTGCTATTAGTACATTTAGATGTTCTTCATCTCGAACTTTACTGTATACATGTACGTTAAGCAGATCAAGTTTGATATATCCTAACTCTTCAGCTTTTTGATAATCGATGTTAGCAAGATCAGTAAATGGATCTGAAGGAATGGGATTGACATATACTCCTGTATTATGCTTTGTCCATTCTCCATTTCGATTGATAGCAGCAGGGGTGTGTTTAATTACCTTAAGAACTGCTTCTCTATCGGCGAAATCAATATCAATATCAGCTGAAAAGTTCATTGACGTTCAATATCTTCCTCTTCACACTTCTCGCCATGCTGTATCTCAATGATACGCAGCTCAAAGTTAGTGCCATTAATTAATTGATGCCATTGCCCACGCTTAATAAAGACATGTACATCTGGTTTTAGTACGATCGATTCATCATCTAAGATTAATGTACCTTTGCCCTGCTTAACAAACCAAAGCTCATTACGAAATTCGTGACGCTGATAGCTAAGACAACGATTTGGCGATACAACAATCTCTTTAAGCTTATATCCCTCTGTCTCATCCAGTACAGAATAATAGCCCCATGCTCTTTCAGTTTTCTCCATTGTGTTCTTTCCACTTGTTTAGAATCCAGCTGCTGGAGTTCATCTTATCATCGCCACCAACACTAAATGCAAATTCAACATCTTCTACAGACATTTCAGGAATATTATCCTTAGTTCTATCTCCGCCATTTGCAAAAATATAATGATGATTTGGTCCCCAATATGCTTTAGTCTTTACTATAGCATCTATTGCATTATTGTCACTATCATCGAAGTCGATTACTTGTGTAACCATCTTAAGATTCTTAATGATGGATTCTCTAGTTTTCCACGACTGAAAAGCAGCACCTTTCTTACGAGTTAGCCATTCGTCGCTATTAATACCAATAACAAGATGATCGCCTAATGCTCTTGCAGCTTTAAAGTATTCAATATGTCCTTCATGTAGAGGATCAAACCCTCCAGTAACAATAACAACTTTATTCATTTTCACTCCTCATTAAATCAAATATATTGAACGCATATTGATACTGAAATGCCCATTTACCGCCGTCGCCTTGATCAATCATATATAAAAATTTAACTTTATGCCGTTCATAAACTTTAGTTAGCCAGTAAGACTTGCCTTCAATCTTTTTAGGCCACCAAAGAAACTTAGCTTCCCATGGTGTCCAATCACTTGGAAAATCATTATAATTGTCGTATCGTGGTGCTGATCTCATATTTTTTTCATTAAATCAAATAAATTTTCTGCATATTCATATGTACGCAATGTTGTGGTTATATCTATTAAAACACCTTCTGAATAATGAAAACTTATCTTGCTACGTACATAGATAGTTTTTAGCCACATCCAACTAGTTGATGTAGTTTGATCTTGAATATCAGCAAAGGTAATTTTCTTTGGAATCCAAAGAAACTTTTTCTTCCAAGGTCCCCAACCATTATTATCAGGTCTTAGATCAGCATAAAACATCGGAGTCTTTCTTCATCAGATCAAATACATCAACTGCATATTGATATTCAAACATTTTGTTTGGAGTATTGGTTGCCCATCTCAATAATCGAAATCGTCGATACACTGTACGCAACCAATATATTCTGCCGTCTATAATCTTAGGAAATAATAAAAATTGTTTCTTCCATGGATGCCAAGGGCGAGGAATTTCAGGATAATCAGTTCCGCTGTAATCCATTACCATTATAGCCCTGCTTCTTTCAAGATAAACTTTGCCATCTCGGTATCAGCAGGATAATCTCTAAACTTTTTTTGCCATATATCACTATCAATATATGGCCACACTAATCTAATTTGCTCTAATGTTAATTCAGCCAGAGCAGCAGTACCAGTGTCGCAGCAATACAAACACCAAGCAGACATGCGACCGTTTCTAATGTCGCTGACGAGACGATTGGAGGATATGCTTTTGAAGTAATCACTAAACTGACTCCCATTTGTTTCAGCCCATTCCTGCATATGCTCGATTCCTCTTGCAAGTGCATCCTCAGAGGCTTCGGTTGTTAGCAACTGCAACAAATATATATCATATATCTTTTCACGACACCAATGATCTAGCTTAGTATTATTTTTGATAACATAATCAATAAATCTGCTGGCATTGATAGCACGAATACTATGACAATATCTGCCAAATTTAACAAATGCTGCATAGAACTGGCTCTTACAGAAGTCATCGTACGTCTTTAACTTAGCACTACCTTGTGTAAGTTCATAAAATCTAATCCAAGCTTGATATGCAAGACTAACACCAACTTCAGTTCGTTGTTGAGCACGACGTTTTGGCTCGCACTGGTGTGCAGCAAGGGTGCTTTCTTTTACAAAGCCCTTGCCGCAATATTGGCATTTACAATCGCCTTCTTTAGCGTTTGCAACTGCTTCTGCAATAAGATTGGTCATATCATTTTTCAATTTCTAAATAATCTTTAAATGTTGTTAAAGTATCTACTGCGGTTTGTTCTTTGTATTTTGCAATACTACGATCTAGTAAATCAATATATTTGTTAAGTCTGCTGCTATCTAGATAGTAAGGAGAAAGTCTTAGATTAAAAAGCCAAAGAATTTTACTATGTCCAGTATTATAAACACTATCATGTAACAATCTTAGATTATTCCAAGTAAAAGTATTAGTATCAGCAGGTATGTCTGGATAAAATTTATAATCAACTGTTCGATCTATTGGATCCAAAGTCATTTTAAGAGTTTGTTGCGGATTATCATCATACAACATTACTCTAATCATTAGTGGTCCATCTACCATAGGTGTTTGATCTCGGTGATTGGGTACATAATTTCTAGTTGACCACATTGTCCAATCGCTGAAATCAGTCATCGAAGTTGATAAGAATGGCATATATTCTATAACTTGTTCAAATATTTCAGGAGCTGTTTGCTTTACTATTTTAGTATAGCTTGCTTCGATAATTTTTTGATCATAGTCATCTTGCCCAAAATACGACAGCTCCTCATATGATTTAGTCTGACTTCTTTTTGCAAGATACCCGTATTTGTTATGAAAGCTTTTAAATTTTTCAATATCATTAATAATAATTTTTGGTATACACAAAGGCACATACAAGTATTTTCCATAAGTAAGTTCAAACTCTGACATTTGATCGTGTGCCCAAACATCTTTGCAGCTATTTGCACGATACTTTGTTAAAATTGATTTTGTCATAGTCCAACTCATATTATGTCCCTTTTTCAGTATTTAATAGTAACTGCCTTCATACTGAAGTTTGATTCCACGTATATGTATTTGGCTGCTTACTTTGTTCTTTACCAAGTTCATGTAATACACGAGCTTGAATCAGAGAATCTTGAACGGTTGTACTACCATCAGCAAATACCGGGCCCCATTCCTTCCACCACTGTAGTAAATGTATAAGCTCAGGACTTGCTATGATCCGCATTTCCTGCCCACCGTACACATCGTTTAACTGCCCATAACCAATATTATGATCTATTGTAAAAGTCTTAATTGTCATTTGTCTAACGCCTCTTTAATCTTCTTGTCTTCCCAGCCATGCTCAATTAGCAGGTCTTTATAATCTTGTTTGGTCATTTGTTTATCTAGTACCTCAGCATCCGCAATCTTCATTGTTGGATAAATCTTCAACAGCAGATTGGCAGTTTTGCTTTTACTAGCTTTTGCCTTATAAGCAAGCCATTCATGATCAAATACACCCATGTCTGGACTAACGCAAGTTAGCAGTAACCACTGTAGTTTGGGATGCTTATTAAGATCCCAAAAGTTCTTGTTTACATGTTGATTCATGCTGAGGACATAGTATTTGGCAAGATCACCGTTGCCTTTAACACTACTTCCCCAACGCAACATCAAATAATTACTGAACTTTTTCTTTTCTTCCGCAGTTAGCTCATCAAAGAACTGTCTGTTCTTTGTGTCGAACTGTCGCATTTCGTTACGGATGTTGAGTTTATCTGACATAGTGTTATATTACACTTAATCTATTTGGAAATCAACTTACTTCTAAAATAAAGACGTCCTGGTTCAAATCCTTCAGGACAAATGTCACGCATCACTGATATTTCACCATTATTAAACCATTGTTTATTTTTTACAGGAGATTTTAATCTCCCGGGTATAAAATTTTCTGGGCAAATATGACTGCGAACTGAAACTATCCCATTGTTAAACCAATTTCCTGAACTAATATTTTTTCTATTTTTGGATAATTCTGGACGTACTCTTCCTTTAAGTGAACTTGACTTTCCTTTTCGAGCCTCGGACATATGTTGTATATGTTCTAAAGATTTAGGTTTTCCTTTTGTAGCTAAAGAAATAGCAGCAGATCTTTTTTTAATTAATTCTGAAGATTGTGGCCCAAATTTTTTACCTTTATTTGGACTCACTCTACCTGCGTTTCCTTCACCCCCATCACCAAGATTGTATAAAATTCCAGTCCCATCATTTATACGCCCGTGTTGATGTATATAATTTTTTTCTAAATCAAATGCTTCTTGTTCAGTCAAATTGTCTTGTAAAATAACTATTCTCGATAGATCTTTGGGTCTGTAAATTCTTTCTTTTTTACCTCTCACATAGGCACGATTGCCTTTACCTTTACCAATATAATAAGGAGTAGCATCTTCTCGAAGATAAGCATAAACATAAAAAATATTCATGCTTATATTTAGCCTTCAAACTATCTTGTTAATGTCAATGCATTCGCTTGCACGGCTAATGTCTTTCACGAAATAAGCACATATTGGATTAGGCCCATCACTAATGGGAATACACAACAGTTGCCCATTACGAAGCTTTGGAAAATACCATTTAACATCTTGATAGACATCTACGATTTCGATTGGATAAAATTGAGCACGAAAACTTTTCAATGGATTAAATGTAAATGCTTCGAACCCGCGATCATTTAGCTTAGTAAGTGGTAGTGCTTCGAGGTCACCGATCTCAGCTTCCCCAATTAGTATTCGCCAGTTGTAAGGCATCTTGATAGTATGAGGGCCAATCTTTAGTACAAGTGCTGGATCATTGAATGATTCAAGAAACACAAGTGGAAGAAAGAAATAGTCTGGTTCTGCTGGATTGCTGTTGTCTAATACACAAAATCGTAAATCAGTTACTTCATCAGGCAGTTGTGTCATCTCGAATACGGTGTTATCTACAGTAAGAATACGCAGGTTCTTTCTCCTTTTACATAAATAAAAATACAGATCGCGATACTTGCAATATCCATCTGCTCTAACAGTTAATAAGGAACTATCAGCAAATGTATTTACAAAACAAATATACTACTTGGTATAATAGTATCATTCGTAATGCCAAGTCAAGAAATATTTCGAAAGAAATTTATACCGAACGACATCATATTATTCCAAAAAGTTTAGGAGGGAGTAATGACCCATCTAATTTAGTATACTTAACAGCAAGAGAACATTTTATATGCCATTTACTATTACCTAAAATGCTGACTGGTGTAGAAAAAAGAAATATGACCTTTGCTATATGGGCAATGCTTAATAGAGATCATTCAAAGCAAAGATCCAGACATAAAGTAAACTCTCATACCTATCAACGACTTAAAATTCAAATTGTCATTGCATCATCTCAATTACATAAAGGCAAAAAAGTTTCTGAAGAAACTCGAGAGAAGTTGTCTAAGTCTTGCAAAGGAAGACCATCTGCATTTAAAGGCAAAACACATTCAGTTGAATCTAAAAAAAAATTATCAAATGCTCAGAAGGGCAAAACTCCTTCTTCAGAAACAGTTGCAAAAATATTAGAATCACGAAAAGGGTATCAGCATTCAGAAGAAACAAAACAAAAAATAAGCATTGGTAATAAAGGAAAGACTGTTGTTATCTCTGAAGAAACAAAACAAAAAATATCAGATAAATTATCTGGCAGATCTAATATTTGGTTGAAAGATAAACCAGCACACAATAGAGGTATTCCTATGTCACCACAAGCCAAGAAAAATATGAGTTTAGGGCATCAGAACAGAGAAAAAATTTCTTGCCCACATTGTGGTAAATCAGTTGCTAAATGTTCTTATGTCCAACATCACGGTGATAAATGTAAAAAGAAAATTCTCTATTTATAATTAACTTTTTCTATTGTAAAAGGATATGAAGCCTCTTTATAAAATTGTTTTCTCTTAGTTAAATGTCTCTTGGCAAACTTACAGTCGCCAGTCACGTCCCAAATTTGAACATGGTCTTTATCTTTTGCTTTACGAATTCCACGACCGATAGACTGAATGACACGAACAAAAGACTTGCCAGGCTCAAGGAGAACCAAGTTGAAGATACGAGGAATATTAATGCCCACAGCAGCCACACCATAGGTAGCAATAATAGTCCTATCCATCGTTTCAGAAATTTCGTCATAATGCCCTTTTCTATCATCTGCTTTCATCTCACCTGACACAAAGATACTGTTAGGGATTCTAGCAGCAAGCTCTTCACCCGCAGCAATACGATCAACTAATATTAGCGTATTACCAGTTTTAATAATCTCACTGGTCAACTTAGCAATATAATCCATACGACCTTGATCAGTGGTCAAGTATTTTAATTCTTTTTGATAATCTGTAAATTCAGCATGTTCAACTGTTTGTAAAATATTAACATGACACTGTGCTAATACACCCTTGTCTTGTAATTCACTCGCTGATAACTTGCTGATAACATCTCCCAAACTTACTTTAAGCGAGACAAATTCAAACTGTTCTTTTGGAATTGTTCCTGTCAGTCCCCAACGAATAGGAATATTCGCCATTGGTCCAGTTAGCAATCCTTTAAGTGCATCAGCTTTAGCCATATGAACTTCGTCAACCATGACACAAACAACACCTTCAATGAAGTCACCAATGGTAAGCATGTCATTATCTTCATCAGTGTCGTTTGTATTCTTCATCAAGATATTCAAACTCTGCCATGTACAAATAGTATGAGTCTTGTTCCATTCTTTGCGATCACCAAAGTATACACCAACATCAAGTCCCATGTTCTTATAGTCAGCTTCTGTTTGTGTTACTAGACTTTTGTTAGGTACAATAACAATACTACGCCCATATGTTTCAACCATATAGCTTAGCGAAGCTGTCATCAAAGTCTTGCCTGCACCTGTTGCGATCTCCTGCAGGCACTGTGGATTTGATAGGAAATTGTTTACAATCTCCACTTGGTAATCACGTAGTTTGATTGGCTGCCCTGCCATGTCATGGCCTTCTGGCCAAACTTTATGACTAAATGTGTCTTCAGTAATTGCTGTAAAATCTAGTGTAGGTTGAGCTTGACGATCATCTACTAGATCAATATGAACATTTCGATCAGTGAGCCATTCAATTATCTCCGGCAGCAGATTAACATATGTGCTGCCGCTTAAAGATATATACCCTATTTTCCCATCCCATCTCCCTAATCTAACCGCAGGAAGATATCTAGCATAAGGAACATCATATTTGAATTTAGCCACAAGTCTTTTGCGTTGATCTAAGTCTAACCCTTCAATCTTGCAATTAACTTCATCTTTGATTATGATTTTGCAACTTGCCATTTAATAAACATAACACCTTTGTCTTAGAGTATCAATATGAAAAAGCAGCAGACGTTGCCATCTGCTGCTTATAATTACCAAAATTTAGTGGTGATAGTTCTAGTAATTATGACTTTTCTTTTTCAACCTTTGCCGCTGCAATAAATTTGGCTTCATCTTCAGTCATGCCAATATATGTAGCTTTATCCATAATGTAAACAACAACTTCAGCTGGTGTAGCTGGAAGCCCAGTTGTCTTATTTTCTACTTCTAATGCTTCATTTTTCATTAGATATTTAATAGCGTGAAGCATGCCTACACTGTAGCCGCCGGCCGTTCCCTGTTTGAATCCCAATCGAAATTGCAATACTGTATTCAAACAGAACAACACAAATATCGATGTTAGAAAAACCCAACTGCTGAACAAATCCATTTAACTCTCCAAAATTACTTAGCAGTTGATTCCAATATTAGACAACATAGTGATGGCGTCGCCGTTGCTACTTTGCTCGACGTCGAACTCAAGCAAGTCCTGTACCATCATATGGAGTTCAGTAATATCATCTTGGGTTAACCATTCTGTAACCCAATCATTCTTAGGCCAACTCTGCTGAATGTTAAAGCTATAGTTCCAAGGCTGTTCGTTATTCTGTTCCATCTGTTCCATCCTTTTTGATAAACTTGCCACATGTTAAGCAAGTAGTTCCAACATAAGTCTCAGTCTCAACTAGTAGCTCTGCGAACGCTAGAGGTATCTCCCATGCCCCACTAACGTGACGAGTAAGTGCATCACTAGGACCTTTATAGTCAGACACAGTAGTCCAATTGCATGGGCGATACCATTTACCTACACGGTCACAAAGTTCAAAGTCTTTCAAGCTGGTTCCCTATAGATTTGAAGCTCATCATAGTCCCGCACAAGATCAACAATGTGAAAACGAGTATTATTGATCCAGTAACCAACTTCCCACACACAACGCTCAGTATTATAACGACGCACCATTTTTAGTCTCCTTAGTTGTATACCCAATTATAACGAGG